TGCAGGTACGACCGGACCACAAACATTAACTAGTGTAGGCACTGGTGGTGGGCATAATCATTCTGCTAGTGTGTCAAGTGTCTCTATCACATCCTCACCAGTGAACTTGGCCATTAAATATCTAGACGTTCTCTTAGCAAAATATTAACACCCATGATAATCTCAATTGAAACAGGATCTATTATAAAATACTTCAATTCGGCAGCGCCGGTTGGATGGACTAAACTCACCACATATGACGATTGTTGCCTGAGAGTAGTTTCAGGTGCAGCAAGTACCGGAGGGACTAAAGCATTCAGCACGGTGTTTACCGATCAACCTGCGTCGGGTGAAGTTGTAGTTGGTCCTGCATCAGTCGGTGCAACTCTCTCTACTGTAGCGTCACATCAACATAAATACACCTTCCAAGGCGGCTCATCTGCAGGTTATGTACCAACTTCTTTTTCAGGGTCAACATATCCAGTATACGGACCCAACGGTGGTTCATATACTTCGGGGCCAGCGGGAAGTAATGGCACTCATGGTCACCCTATATCCCCCAATGGTCCTATCGCAGTAGCAGGAACTTTTAACATTGCGGTAAAGTATGTGGATGCTATATTAGCACAAAGGAATTAACATGGCTGCTTTCCCCTCAGGATCAAAAACATTCTTCAACCAATCGACTGCGCCAACTGGATGGACCAAGGCAACGACAAACACAAATTACACACTAAGAGTAGTATCAGGTACACCGTCTGCTATACTAGGGGGAACTGTAGATTTTTCTGCCGGGATGGTAGATACTGCATTCGGCGGGTCTGTCACTAATATTAGCGGGGCGTTGAATAATGACTACGCAGATTTACCGGCACACACGCATACTTCTTCTTATGCGTATGGTACTAGTTTTCTTGCTTACAATTTTCAAAATTATCCTGGTGGCGCCGTATCTAGATTCTTCACTGGCACGACATATCCGGGTGCCGGGCCAGGTGGCGGCTTCGGTGGTACTACCGGTGATGGTTATCATGGGCACACTTTGTCAATAGGCACTAGCACATTTAACGGAATCAACAGCGCATCGTTGAGCGTAAACTATGTTGATTTTATATTAGCGACTAAGGATTAATTCAGGTATAGCCCTCGCAGTTTAAATACACTATTAGTAAAGAAGGTGTATTCCATGGAATTAAAAAGAAAAAACATTTGCCCATTACTCAAAAAAGAGTGCATGGGTTTAGACTGTGCTTGGTTTGTTAAAGTCGAAGGATATGACATCAACACTGGAAACAGAGTGGACGAGTGGAACTGCACGGTGTCACTGCTTCCTATGCTGTTGATTGAAAATTCGGGTATGCAAAGACAAACCGGGGCTGCGGTTGAGAGTTTCAGAAACGAAATGGTAAAGGCCAATGAAGCCTCGCATGATTTATTCAAACTAGCCATTAATTCGACTGCAAAGCAAATTGAAGGTGGCTCAACCACTATTCTTGTCGAGGATAAAAAAGATGATACAAAGTAATAGAGTAACGATAATCCCGTCAGACGGTGCAGTATACTTAGATGAGTGGGTCTATATAAACTTAGATTTATCAGACTGCGGGATTCCGGGGAATGTGCAGGCACTACAGTGGCTTAATGGTTCAGGTCACATCGAAGACTATAGTAATGAAGTTGATAATATACCATTAACTGTTCTACCTGAGTGGGCGCTTCGATGCATTGATAAATGGGAACAGGAGTTCGTGCAAAACCCACCAACACCGGAGAACCCATAATGAATGAGATTGTCGAAAACAACAATTTTTTGTATATACCGAACTTCATCTCACCTCAAAGAGCCAACGAATTAAGCAAACGGTTTTCCAACTTTTGCAAGAATCGCAATATAGAAGGTGACACCCAGGTAAACAATAGCCATGCTGCTTACAATTATGTTGACTTCTTAGAATTATTATGCGAGAAGACTCCGGAAGTTAGTAAGTTTTTAGGGGAAACCGTATTACCTACGTACACATATGCAAGAGTTTACAAAGAAGGCAACATCTTAGAGAGGCATCGTGACCGAGCTGCATGTGAAATTAGTTTAACTTTGCACCTAAGTGGAGATAATGATTGGCCAATATACATTCAAAAACCAAACGGCGAAGAAGTTGAACTGAATCTCACCTCAGGTGACGCGATGTTGTACCGAGGCGATATAGCGGATCATTGGCGTGAGAAATTTGAAGGTAAAGAATATGTTCAGGTTTTTATGCACTATGTTAGAAGTAGAGGGGAGAACAGTTGGGCGTTCTTCGATAAAGATAAAACTAAACCGGTGACTCCCGGGTTACTAGTTGACAACATTGAAGATGTGCAGGAAACTAAGCCTAAGACCAGCACGGTGTCGGTATGCAACCAAAAATCGCTCGAAAGTTATATTCAGGTATTTGATAACGTCCTTTCTAATGAGTTATGCGATTTAATTCTAGCTGAATATACGAAGGACGAATCACTGTGGTCTCCGACTTCAATCGGAAACGGAGTAGTTGATAGGACTATACGCAATGTAGATACCGTTAATATTTCATTAGATTCAGTAATACAATCAAACCCAGCAATTAGAAAATTTCTAGACCAGCAAGTTTTTGCAGGTGCGGGAAATGCAATTAAACAATACAACGAGTGTTTTCCTAATGCAATGATTGAAGAGGATTCCGGATACGAACTTCTCCGGTACCAAACCGGACAATACTATAAACAACACACTGATAGTTTTAAGGCAAGACCTAGAGCGGTTTCTTGCTCAATTTCATTGAATGATGACTATGAGGGCGGAGAATTCGCCTTCTGGGACAAAGAAAAGATAGTCAAATCTAAAAAAGGTTCTGTCATCATGTTCCCTAGTAATTTCATGTACCCGCATGAGATTTTGCCAGTAACATCCGGTACTCGATACAGTATCATAACTTGGTTTATCTAACGCTATTCGGTTCTAATTGTAATAAATATACTATAAGGGAATACTTATGGAATTTACTAGACTAGAACCGACGGGCGTTAACACTTCAGCACAATTTACATTTGCTAACGTAGCTGCTGGAAACGTACTTACTGACAACTTACTATACGCCAACGGCGATCCGTACACTCTAGGAGGTGGCGGGAGTTCTACTATCGACGGAGCTAATGTCACTGGTCAAGTAGCCAACGCACTAATCGCAGGTACTGTGTATACAAACGCACAACCCAATATCACTAGTGTAGGCACTCTCTCGTCAGTTGACATTACAGGTAACATAACTTCAGGTAACGCTAGTTTAGGTAACTTAGTTGTTGCTAACTATTTCTCCGGAAACGGATCTTTATTGACCTCTATTGCAGGGAGTAACGTTGTTGGTCAGGTGGCTAACGCACTGATTTCAGGCACGGTATACACAAACGCACAACCCAATATCACTAGTGTAGGTACTTTGTCAGGTTTAACAGTGTCAGGCATTACTAGTTTAGGTGCCGTGACTGACGTTAAAATCACCGGTGGGTTGACTAACCAAGTATTAACTACTGACGGATTAGGCAACTTAACATGGGCTGCAGGTGGCGGCGGCGGGGGCAGTTCAGGTGGGGCAGGTTTTATCACTGTTACTAAGGATGTGTTTACTGCGACAGGTTCAGCTAACACTTATACTCTTTCAATTACTCCAGCTAGTGCTGCATATGTAGTTGTGAATATCGACGGCATTGTTCAGCAACTTAGCTCATATTCTTTGTCAACCAATCAACTAACTATTTCCGGTATGCCGGCATCGGGTGAGATTATTGAAATAACTAGTTACGGTGTCGGCGGATTACCAGGAGGCTCTACAACAGAAGTGCAGTTTAACGACAATGGTGTTTTTCAAGGAGCTCCTGCATTTACATTTGATAGTGCATCTAGTACGTTATCAGTAACTAACATCACTGGTAATATAACAACCGCTGCTCAACCCAATATCACTAGTGTAGGTACTCTTACAAGCGTAACCACTGGTAACCTACAATCAACTGGCTGGACAACATTACAGGAATCGAGTGATGTACTGACAACTAAAACTAGCGCAACGGGAACTGTCGTGCATGATATTACTACAGGTGCAGTATTTTATCATTCAAGTATATCAGCTAACTTCACTGTCAACTTCACGAATGTTGCGACAACCGACAACCGTTCAACAGTTGTCACGCTAATCCTAGCACAAGGTGCTACCCCATATTATGCCAATGCTTGTCAAATTGACGGCGTTGGTCAAACTATTAAATGGCCAAGTGCGACTGCACCCACTGCGGCTGCAAGTAGAACAGAATTTCAAAACTTTGTGTTAATCAGAGTTGGTGGAGCATGGGTAGTCACTAGCTCTTTATCATCATACGGATAATATATGGTTAGACTTGCATCAATTAATTCCCCGATAGTACAACTAGTACCGGTCGTGGCTGCGATAGTCGGGTCAGCACAAGGCATGATTGCGTATGGCAGAACCTTATCAGGCGATGTATCAGTGGTTAATAAAATTAGCACTATCGGAGTCATCGCAACAAATACGTCTACTGTAAATCTGTCGAGAAACTCTGCAACCGGTAGTGTGTACGGATTGGATAAAGGAATCATTGCATATGGTCAAACATTCACCACTGCTTGGACTGCGATATACACTAGAAACTTAATCACTAACACGGGTGTTGTTGGGTCAGACTTATCAGGGGGTACTACTCAGAGACTAAGTCCGGCTGCCACCAAGTACGGATATGATACTGCGTTAATAGCATACGGTGCTACTACTGCATATTCAAGTCTTCTCCAATCCAATAAAGTATCAAACACCGGGGTCATTGCAGACGCAGTAACTATTACTGGCACAGCAAGATATTCACTAGGCGGAGCATCATACGGTGTTGATAAGGGTATATTTGCATACGGCGGTGTTGGGAGCACTACATCAGTAACTAACACAAGTAATCTAGTCACTAATACGGGGACGGTAGGCACAAATGTTGCGGGTGTTGGTACAACTCGCAAAGGTGTAGCAGCTCTCACGTACGGCGGTGACAAAGCTCTATTTGGTTTTGGTAGTAACGCAGCCTTCACTTCAGTTTATACTATGTTGAATCGGGTATCTAATACAGGCGCAGTTGCGTCAGATACTTCTACAGCCAACGGGGGTAGAGAGAGGACAAATGGGGCACCTTACGGAACAGACAAGGGTATAATTGCTTGGGGAGTTAACTCAGCTGGCTCCGGGGCGTTCACTACAGCGTCCCAAATAACAAACATCGGTAATATAGGATCTGACCAATTGCACTCCGGTACTGCACGTTGGCAAGCGGGTACCACTGGATTTGCTGTTTAATTTGAGACATCAACATGTATCTCTAAATATGAGATGCCAGCAAAACTTAATACAGAATTCAATTATCGCTACCAAGTAATCGGTGAAACCCTTTGGGAAAAAATTAAAACCCTTAAAGGTTTTTTAGAAGGAAGAAAACAATCTTCTGACTTAGAAGAAATATCCAATATTAGGTTTGAAGCCAAAAAGGCCAAACTAGAATATTTAGAAAATAATAACGGATTGAAGCACGAGATACTAGAATTGAAGGCGGAAATCATGGAGATGGCTTCTAGTCGAAAAATACATGATGAACTATTTGACATCAATAACCAAGAAATCGAAATTTTAGAACGACTTCTTAGAGAATGCTATGAACTAGCTGAACCCACTCGAATTCAGGGTTACACTGATGAGCAAATGTTTGAGGCAAATGCAGCAAATGAATTCACTGCGATGATCGGTAAAGAAATATACGCAGAGATTCTTGCTACGGGTCACCCTAGTCCCGCAAAGATTCGCAACGCAATGTCAAATCCAATGACGTGGAATGCTCTGATGAAAATAGGTCTTATCCCCGACCAAGCAAAGTATTTAGAAGGAAGTCCCGATCCATTGAAGATTGAGCTAGTGGAACGATTACCTGAACTCCCATCGGACCCGCTACTATAGACGGATAGTCAGATAAATACTATATATTATAGGATTTAGTATGGCAATCACAAGATTAAAACCCGCCGGAGTTAACAGTTCATCAACGTTTACGTTTGCTAGTGTGACCTCTACCGGAATCATTAACGCAACGAGCGGTGGTGTCAAGGTTGGTAATATACAAGACCCGTCGGGAACTAATACGATTTCATTGTCATCGGGCACAGTGTCGATGTTAGGTAATCTGACTATCGGTACCGCAGGAAGTGGAAACTTTACTGCCACTAATGCTAACTTAATTTCACTTAATGTAGTAGGTACGTCAACATTTGCGTCTTCACAAGACGTTACTGTTTCAGGAACACCCTCGGGCACAGTCAATTATGATTTATACGACGGGGTAATTTTTGATGTTGTTCCTACCGCTAACTGGACTGCTAACGTAAGCAACATTTCAACGACTAATAATAGAACAACCGTAGTATCATTCATCGTAACACAGGGATCAACACCATATGTACCGAATGTGTTTCAAATTTCTGGAGCCACACAAACAGTTAAATGGTTAGGTGGCACTGCACCCACAGGCACTGCTAGTAAAACAGATGTTATTTCGTTCTCTATGATTAGAAGCAATGCGGGTTCATGGACTGTGTTGGGTCAAACTGCTACATACGGATAATATTATGTCACGATATGCTTCTTTCACTGGTGGGTTTGCAGGCTTTCAAAGTAATAGTACTGTTAATACTCCAAAAGACCCACCGATAATTGGGACCGCAACAGCAACAGTTGCGGGCACTATTGATGTGAGTTATACTGCCCCATCAACATCGGGCGTAGTATCATACACTGCAACTAGTTCTCCGGGTGGAATAACTGCTACATTAACACAATCAACATCGGGTACGATTACTGTACCCGGATTAGCATCAGGAACTACTTACACATTTACGGTTACTGCTAATTACGATAACGGCGAAACAAAAACTAGTGAGGCTAGTAATCAAATGACTACAGCCGGACAAGCTGCATATGTCGGAAAAGGAACTTCGACTAACTGGGTATGCCCACCAGGAGTAACATCGGTATCAGTTGTTTGTGTGGGATCTGGTGGGAATGCCGGAACGGGTGGCGGAGGCGCAGGTGGAGGCGGCGCGTTAGCGTATGGGAATAATATTACAGTCGTTCCCGGAACTTCATATGCTGTACGTCTTTCAGGTTCAGGTGGTCCTACTTATTTTAACACATCAACTTTTCTGTACGCAAACCCCGGAGCAACAGGTACTGCAGGTAACGGCTTAGGTAGCGGAGGTTACGGTGGTGGCGGTGGAGCCGGAGGATACGCGGGAACCGGAGGAAGAGGGGGTAGAGCTCCTACTTCTACTTACGCCGGTGGCTCAGGTGGTACCGGTGGAGGTTCCGCAAGAAATGGTGGGGGTACTGGTGGGGCAGGCGGATGGAGATACAGTACGTCTTCTGCAACTGATGCAGGTACAGCAGGCGCTGGCGGCGCAGGTGGCGGTGGTGCCGGAAGTGGAACGGCAGTGGCCGCAAAAGGCGGTGGCGGTGTAGGCATTTACGGACAAGGTACTAGTGGTACAGCATCTACTGCTTCCGCAATAACAGCCGCGGGTGCTATAAATTACAGCAGCGGAGGCAGCGGTGGTGATTATGCTTCTGATTGGAATGGAGGTGGATACGGCGGTGGTGGAGCTACCCGATCACCTTCATATTCTGGAGGCGGTACCGGAGCCAATGCAGCGCTCCGAATTATTTGGCCGGGCAATTCAAGAACGTTCCCAACAACTAGAACCACAGACGAATAATCAACTCATTAACTTTGCGATAAGCAAAAGTTTCTCTAAATGGTCGATGGCTGAATT